TTGCTGGTTCTAGTGGGGCATTCTGTGTTTTAGACGATATAACCGTTCCTGTGGTCAATGGGATTGCTGCTTTTAGCGAAATTCCTATCTATGAAGGATCAGTTGTAGAGAAAAACTTTACTTATAGTGCTAGAAACCCTCAACAAAAATTTATTTTACCAAATCCTGGGATTGATACGGATTTGATTAGAGTAGGTGTTAAAAATAATTCATCTTCTACAGCAACTGTAAAATATTCTTTGCAGGATAACTTATTCTATGTTGGTTCTGATTCAAAAATCTATTACTTACAAGAAGTAGCTGACGAAAGATATGAACTATTTTTTGGAGACGGGGTTTTTGGTAAAAAACTTGATGATCAAAACTATATCACTGTTACTTATTTGGTAACTAACGGAGATTCTGGAAATGGATTCTCCCAATTTGCTTTTAACGGCAGATTGACATATGTAAGAGATGGAAATGAATACACAGTTACTGAAGGTATATCACTTTTAACAACCGAATATAGTTCTAGAGGTGGTTCTTCAATTGAACAAGTTGAGTCTGTTAGAAAATATGCACCAAA